AGCAGGTTTCACTGTTCCGACTGAATTGTTAGCATGAATTGACCATTTTCCAGTCTGATCTATGTCACCAGTAACATCTATGACTAAATGAGTACCTTGAACAGCTGGAGGTAAGTAAGTTGAAGTAGCTGCAGCTCCTGTGCCAGCGAACGTATTTACAGCACCAGCTATAAACGTAGCAGCATCAACTTCAGCTAATGTTTCATCACCACCTTTAACTCCAGCAACACCCTCAGCCTGAGTAACATCTACTCCAGTAGCAGTTAAGTTACCTTGAAATCCAGAACAAAAGTCAAAGTAAGCATCAGTTAATTTATTATCGAACTTTTCTTGTCCGTACATTGGATTAGCCATGTTTAACCTCCTTAAGTCCAGAGAGCATGGGATTCAGGCATCTGCCATTCCATGCCACCTTCAGTTAGAATTAAATCTACTCTACGATCGACCCCAGAGTTCTCTAAAGTTTGAACTCCTACGTAGACTGAAGTGTCTCTATTAATACCATTTCCAACTAGTGGTCTCCATGCGCAATTCTTTAGGTCTATGCCTAACATCTTCACATTTGTACCATCTAAGTGGATATTTCTAGCTACATTCATATCACCATAAGGTGTTGAGAATGTTGTAATATCTATACCTAGAACTTTTTTCTTTCCTGTCATAGCAAAATCAGCTCTAAAGTTTGAAGATACTTCTAGATTGTTTTTAAAGTAGCCACCTAGCTTATGCATCCAGTTCCACACCTGTGTACTTACGAAAAATACATTAGCAGAACTATTGTTATATCTAGGATCTAAATAGTTAGACATATCATCTAAGAAGTCATCTGCTGTCTTAGTTGCAATATCTAAGCTAAATTGGTTACCATAATTAACAATATAATCAACAGCACCCTGAGTATATTGGATACTATCACCATCTGTATACTGAGATCCAAATAGCAATGAAGTTTCCATATCCCACTTATGCTCAATTAACTTTTCTTTCCAAACCCTAGCCCATTCGCTAGAATCATACTTAAGAGAAGTAGCTCTTGATGTGTTAGTCATAGCCATACTAGTCTTCCAAATCTGAGTAAGACCAATATTTGTTGAGTAAGGCTGATCTTTCCAAGTTTCAGGATAACCAGACCCCTCAGCAAAAGCTGTACCAACAACATAAGACCTCATGGGCTCTAATGCAGTAGCAATACTGTCATCAGAAGGAGTTACAGTTGAAGCATCATCAATACTTGCAGTAGCTGATACATATCTAGAATTTCCAGATGAACCAGCTTTAACTACAGTTGTATTTAATTCAACCATATCAGGGTTGTTTGATGTTGTAGTAGTAGCATCATTATAAGAACCTGCGCCTGAATATTCAGTTACTGTATTCACTCTAACCAATAGATAGTCAGTTACAGAACCACCAGCACTAGCAGCCATAGGTATCTTTACTATTTGTCCTGGCAAAAAGAACTTAGGCATAGTGCCATCAGCACCAATTTTAAATTCAGCAGAAGTGTTACCATAAACATTCTGCACATTACCTTGATTCTTGTAATCACCAATCATACGTACTTTAGCAATATCGCCAACTGCTTTTGCTGCTCCAAAATCTGAATCATCATCAAATGCAGAGCCATCATATACAGCACCTACGTATGCATATCGTTTATGAAATGAAGGGCGTCTCTCCGCCCATTTAAATTGTGGATCATCCACAGGCTTCTTAGATACCATAGAAAGGAATCTAAAAAACGGATCTTGAGCTATTGCCAGCTCTGATACTCGATCACCAAAGTTATACTTTCGTCTAAGGTCACCAGTATCAAGGCTTGTCGATGTACCTGGACCTAGAGCCCCAGTATGATCGGCAACAGTAAGATCAGTATTAGGCGTAATCGCGCTTAAATAATCTTGAGCCATTTTTGACCGTCTCCTTTTAACCCTCTATCAACTGCGCTCCCTGCGCCTTCCAGTAGGGTTTGTGAATGTTCGGGGACAGTCTTTCTAAAAAAGAATCTCTACCCGAACAGGTTGTCTACATCATTATCAAGCCCTAGGATACCTTCAAACAATTTGTCATCTGGTTTAACACCTGGGTCTTGATTATTAGAGTCACTGGCACTAGTCGGTATGTCTCTGACATTCTTCATCTGGCTAAGCATATCCTTCTTTGTAGAATTAGCTACATTTTGAGCAGCTTTGTCCTTATTTAAGATGTAGTAAATATCCTCAATCGACAACTTATGATTTTTAGCAGCTTGAACCATATTTTTATAGTCTTCATCAGACATATTATGTTTCTTTTTAAACTCAACTTCTTGTCTCCTTTGAGCAAGTTTTTGTTGAGTTCTAGCAGCATTCATTTTCTCTTTTTTGAGAATATCTCCAACACGAGTTTGGACAACATTATCTATTTGAGCATTCATTACTTTAGCTGAATCTGAATCAGGATCTTGAACTGCATCATTTGCATCAAAGATAAAATCATCATCTAGCTTAAGTTTTTGTTGAATACTCTTAGAAGGAGCCCCACCTTCTTTAAGGTAGTCTCTGACATGGTCAACTAAACCACTGTCTCTTTTCATCGCTTCGAGAACTGGTATGAAAGGCTGTAGAGTTCTAAGCTGTTGAGACATTTTCACCGCCTCTCTGCTTGAATCTTTATAACGCTTCATGTAAGGGTTGTTCTCATTATCCCAATCCACCGTAGAGCCATTTTGCGATGTGTTGTGGGTTACCTGTTCGGTGCCACCATCTTCATGGGTTGCTTCTGTGGCAGGAGCTTCTGCCTGATCTCCATTGGAAACCATTCCGTTCACTCCACTTTCTAGTTTGTCAAAAAAGTCTCCAGAGCCAAATACAGCATCTTCAGCAGCTTGCTGTTCTGGGTTACTTTCGACTGGTTTTTGTTCATTCATTTGTTTTTCCTTTGTTAAGTGAAAAATCTAATAGGTAATTTAATCTTCAGTCTTGCTATTTTGCAAGTCATTTATTACTTTATCCATTTCAATGCCCATTCTTTGATTTGCATTATCTACATTTTGAGCCATAGATTGTTGTAATAATTTATGCTTAGCTTCAGTCGTGAGCTGGTCTTTAGCGATGCCTGTTTTAGCCTGCTCTTTTCTTTTACTAATTTCAACCTCAGCTGCCATTACCTTTCCTTTAATTCCTGCTTGAACAAGTTGTCTTTCAAGGGTTTCTATTGTTCCAGCCTGATCTTTTAATTGCTGTTCCATAGAGGAAACCTGACCTTGTAACTGTGAATATAAACTCTTTCTTTTAATTATATTCTCCTTGTTCTTTAAATCTGTTTCAGCTAATAAGGCTATATCATCTATAACTCCCATTTGCATCAACTCTTTTAATTCTGCTATATATGCCCATCTATTGACAGGTAGCGTAGAACCAGAAACTATTCTTACATCAAACTTAGCAGCAGAATAATCATTAAACTTTCCAATCGCCTCTCCCAAGTCATTGTAAATAGGAACATTTATTTCTACATCTTTCTGGTCCTGTATTGCATTTGGCTGAACGATTCTAAATACTTTATGTGCAGTATAGATAGCTTGAGAGTATTGTTTAACTACTCTACCAAGCTGTCGTAATGCTGGTTCTAATGAATTGTTTAACCATTGCTTAATCCTTCTTGTCCCATATTCATCGAGTGCAAGCATTCCCCTGAATGTTTCATGCTGTTGTTGCGTATCGCCCTGCATGGATGAGTATATGCCAGCCAGGTACTCCATGTCACCTTTTCCTTCTTGTACAATTGTAAAGAATGCATTTGATAATGGAGCTGGCTGAACAGGGGTAGGAGGAGCTGCGCCAGGTCTAATAGGCAACAATGCTCCAGGGGAGCTTGCATATTTCTCCCAATAATCTGTATCAACACTTCCTTCTTCGTACATCCATCTCAATGAGGACCCTAAAGAAGCATTGTGCACCATAATTTGATGAGATTTATTTATCTCTCTTTGCTTTCCTATTAAAGGAGATACTGCACTTACTGGATAAGGAGTTCCTGTCCATTTGTAATGAAATGGAACTATTGGATACTCTGTAATAGATTGAGGTAATACTTTCTCTGATAACTTCTTGTCCCCAACTACAGTAATCTGCCTAATCCGTGGAGCATAGAATTTCACACTATCTACCACATAATCAGAGAACTTTTTGTCTTTTATTAATATTTTAAATTCTTTTTCGCTGACTATAGTATTTTCTATCACAGTAGCATCTTCAATCATCTTACTAAACATCTGATTATACATTTCTTCTATCTGACCAGACATTTCTTGTTGAAGATTCTTAAGCTCTAAATCATATCTTTCTTGAATCATAGCTCCAGATTGAAGAGCTTGTTGCATTTGCAACGTAGTTTCTTTTAACTCAACAGCCATTTCTTCTTGTCGCTGTTGTATCTCAGCTTCTACTATTTTTTTAATCTGAGAAATTGTTTTCTTATCAGGAGGCTTTCTATAAAATACATTAATATGAGCTACTCTTACTTTTTCATACAACTCAAAATACTCAATTAATTCATCATTCTCTCCAGTATACCCATTAATGCTTTCTGCTTCGTCTATATCCTTATAAGAGAAATCTTTTTGATATGCATCTGTTGACTTCTCTGTTAAATTAACCTCTGCATTTATATTGCTATTAGCTGCTTTAATTTTAGATGTATACTGAGGGAACATATTTTTTATATGCTCCTTTGGTAGTACTTTTCGTATTAAGATGAATGCTGCATCTTTGAATATTT